CGGTCATGTTTTTTTTCTCCAAACTCTTGCGCAGCGCGTGATAGCGCATCACCCGCGACTGCTTCAGCCGGTAAGCGTCTGCCTTGTCGGCGGGCTTTGCGTCGTCGCCTTCCAGGCCGATCTCGCGGGCGATGCGCGGCAGCGCGGCCATTCGCTCGTGTGCGGCGAATTGCGCTTCGGTTGGCATCAGCACCTCGATCACGCCGGTATCTCCCGGCCCAAGTTGTGCAGTGCTTCTAGCGCAATCTTGTAGGACGCATGAGCGACAACCGAGTCGCCAGCGCGGTATCGCTCGATGACGCGGTAGGCCCACGCGGCGGGGTCTTTCTTCGGCGCGACCGACTCGCGGATGGCGGCCATCTGCACCGCGCCTGCTGCAACTTCGTCAGCAGTCCTGTCTGGCACCGGCAGCGCTTTCATGTGCATTGCCTGCGGCATCTTCGACTTCACGAGCTGGACAAACTCGGGGAGCGTCGGCGGCCAGCCGGTGCCAGTTTCTGCAAGCTCGCGCAGCGCATCGCCGACAACCGTCATCGGGTACTTGCTCAACGCCTGGTGCCACACAAGCGCCCGCTCCTGCGCGTCGCCGTTGCCCCATGCGGTGGCCGTCTTCTGTGCGCCGTAGATGGCGATAAAGCGAGAAAACAATCGATCAATCGCGTGCAGCGGAAAGTCTTGATTCATAAACTTCGATCTCGGGTTGAGCGGGCGCACGCCGCAGGATTCGATCAATCACATCCGCTTGCTTGTCCAGCGCGGTTTGATGGCTTGCAGGCGCTGCGCGTGCTGGCGGCTTCGGTGGAAACACGCCCGTCCAGCCGTTTGCAATCGACAACTCGACCGCAGCAACCGGGTCATGGCCCGCGTTAAACATCTCGGCAAGGTTTCGTAGCGTTAGCTCCGCAGCTGCGTCAGTCAGCGGCTTGCGGATCGCTTTGCGGTGCTGTCGCCACTCCTGCCAAACCGAGTCAGGCATCCAGTCGGGCAGCGCCAGGGCCGGATGGCCCTCTTTGGGTTTTTCTTTTTCTTTTCTTGGTTCTTGGTTCTTGGTTATTGGTTCTTGGTTAGCATTCAAAACACCGCTTTTTCGATGCTGTGGCATTGCTGCGGCATTGCTGTGGCTATGCTGTGGCATTGCTGCAGCATTGCTCCACCTAGCATTCGCCTTCTGCCTGGCCTTGTCTCCGCGAGACTTGTACTCGCTGATTTCCTTCTCGCATCGAGCGTGAGTCCACCCATCCGGCGACCTCGTGAAGTAGTGGCGCAGGATCAGTCCGACAGTCTTCTCGTCAGACCGCACGGCAAAGGCGACGCTTTCAAGGTCATCCGAGATCGGTTTTTCGGAGTCGTAGTAGATCCAGATCAGCCGCAGGTAGGTCGCTAACTGATGATCGTTCAGTTGCGCCGTGTCGCGGATAAAGTCGCCGATGTGGTGCTGGTAGTAGTGCATTCGCGCCCCTTACTCCGTACTCTGGCCGCGAAGAATTCTTGTAGCGAGATCCATAAGACGTAGCGCAGCGTTGACATCAACGGCCCGCCTCGGATTTTTATCAGCCCATAAGTACCAAGCCGCAACCTTTTGAATAACGGCTTCTTTGCCAATTAAAAATTGCTTCTTCGCGCTTCCAGGAAGCCAGATTTCTGTAGTTTTTGGCTCGGCTTTCCCGTGAATCACCATCACGGTGAAGCATCCGAGCGCGTGCGCAGTCTTGAGCGTTATCAACTGACCATCAGGCACTGGCACACCCAGATTTTTCGTCTCAAAAACCAGAAAATTGCCTCGCCGCTCAACCACGCCATCAAAATCCATCGGCGAAATCCGCGTATTGCCGAAGCAACCATCGGTCCATGACCAATCGAAAACACCGTCAAAACCAGCAGACGGAGATTGCACAAACCCATTCGGGTGTTTAATCGTTGCGGGTAAATTCACGTCGTCGCTTTCATGCTTGATCGCTGTCTCAAAATTCATATCGGGGCCACCACAAAGCCGACGCCGCAAAACGCATCCTTGAATGCCTCTGTCTGCGTGCCGAGATAGAAAAAAGCCTGTCCGTTGGTAGGCGCGGCAATGTCATCGCCGCGATAAAACCTGATCCGCTTCTTCGGAAAACAGATCGCGGACGCAACCGACGCAAGGCTGTGAAACCACGCCGTGTCGGTGTTGTTATGCGAAACAAGGATTGCTTGTTGCACTTGGCCGGATGCGTAGCTGTCTTTCAGCTTCTCGACAAATGCGGGCATTAGGTCACGGCTATATGGCGGGTTGCACCACACATTGCCGTGCCAGTCTTTCGACAGGCCGTCATCGTCTTTTGTGTAGTAAGCATCGGCCTTAATGACCTCATTCGCTTCGTCGCATGAAGCTGGGTCAAGGTCGATGCTGCCCATCACAGAGCGGGCCATCTCCGCGTACTCGGCGGGCGTGTACCACTCGTTCTCGCCGGATCCAATCGCTCGATATGTGCGGACAGCCTCGCGCAAAACCTCACGAGCGTTTTCCGGCTGCGCCTGGACGGCATCGGCAGCAGATTGCTTTTGGTCTTCGGGCAGCGCCGCCACCTGAGATGCGAGACTTACCGACACTGCGCCGCGATCAACCGCCTTAATAATTTCTTCTGGTGCTTTATCGCGCACCTTCACGGCAGCGGCCACAGTGCGAGTGCTGACGTTCAGCAATTCAGCGGCATCAGATTGACTGACAGCCAAGGTCTGCAAATTTGCAGAGCTTGTGTGCTGCCCGTTTTCAAGGTTCGCCAGCCTCGCTGCAACCATGCCGCGCTGCGATTCAGTCAGGTGACGACGATGCAGATTCAGCGAAACGACAAATCCGGTCGGGAAGCCGCCGACATACGCGCGGGTTGGGCATTCGACGCCAACGGCCGCCGCCGCCCGCCACCTGTTCCGCCCATCAAGGATCTGGCCTTCGTACAGCCACACCGGCTCGCGGACGCCGTGCGCTCGAATGTCGGCACAAAGATCGTCAAACGCCTGGCCTTCGATCAGCGGAAAGATGTTTGCAAGTGGGTGGAAGTTCATGCTTACCGCTTTCCTTTTGACGAGACAGGCGCGGCGCTTGCCTGCAAAATTGCAGGCTCGCGTCGGCGCGGGTTAGCGCGAAGCCAGTCGGCCAGCGCCGTCACCGTTGACATCCGCGAGTCGTTGCGGCTGTGCGCCAAATTGCACAGAGCGCGATACGAAACCGAAGATTTCTGGGCAATGTGAAGCCAGTCGCCTTTGCGGGCGGCAAGCTCATCTCTGACAAATTGAAAGGTGTCCATCTGACAAAGCTTGGCACACTTGAGCCAAGGATGCAAGCACCATTGTGCCAAGCAGATACGGCAAGCTTCCCCATGGGCGCAGCAAACAACTTTTCCGCAAACTTGCAAAAGCTGGTCACCGCAAACGGCGTGTCAGTGAACGGCGCGGCCACGGCCTGGAAGGTGCCTGTAAAGACGCTTGAGTCGGTGCTGAAAGGCCAGCGCATTCCGACCCTTGACACCGCAGAACGGCTTGCCAACGCAGCGGGCTATCCGTTATGGCAATTGATTACCGAAAACTTCGATCCAACAAACCCGCCCGTCATTCGCTCCGTAACAGCGAAAGAAGCCGCGCTGTATGAGCGGTTGAAAGCCCTAGCTCGAGACCTCCCGAACGAAAACTAGGCCATTCCGGCCTGTAGCAAACTTTTGTTGCGCGTTGGCACAATTGTGCTTGACTGCTTGGCGCGACTGTGCCAATATCTCTCCATGCCGCAACAAGCGGTGACAAGGAGAGATAGAGATGGACATGAACAGTTTTTTTCTTCGCCGGGCCGAAGCCCGCGCCGTGCGCAACGACAACATCCAAGACAGCCGCGATTCCTGGGTAACCGATCGCAGCAAGCAGATCGTTGAGGCGCTGGCCGGCGTGGACTGGAAAGGCGATCAGGCCGTCTACCCGTCTGCGCTGACCGTCAAGCCCAATGGCAGCAAGACCGTCGGCGGCCAGACGACCGTCAGCGTCTTCACCGAGTTTGCGTGGTGGCTGTCCGAGAACGCGGATCTGATGACCGGCCCGGCCATCCGCGATCTGCTGACCAACCCGATGCGCGTCGAAATCAAGCTCTTTCGCAAGTTTGCTGATGAGCACGCCGAAATGGAGTGCGGCGCGTTGTCAGACGACTACTTCTCGGACGACCGCGACGATTGGGAGGCCGCATGAAACGCGCTCCCTTCCTGACCAATCCTTACGGCGGCTACCGCATGGACGGCGTGCGCCGCCATGACCAAAACTGGTCAGACCTGTACGCGAGCATCGACGACCGCGACGAGTTTCGCGCCTTCACCGGCATCGCAAGCGCTGCGCTGCTCGGCGCGGCAATGTGGGCGGCGCTGGCTTGCTTCGTCGTCATTTTGTGGGGAGTGATGTCATGAAGGTCTACAAAGCAATCGCGGCGGTTGCCGCAACGATGGCGCAAGACGGCATTGCCAAGGCCAGAAGGAATCAGGCGCAAGGCTATTCGTTTCGAGGGATTGACGACGTTTATAACGCCTTGGGCAAGGTGCTTGCCGCCAACGGGCTTGTCGTCTTGCCGCGAGTGCTTGCCAGAGAGTGCATCGAGCGCCAGACGGCAAAAGGATCGCCGCTCTTTTACGTCACCGTTGAGGTCGAATTTGACTTTGTGTCGGCAGATGACGGCAGCAAGCACACCGTTAAGACATACGGCGAAGCGATGGACAGCGCGGACAAGGCGACTAACAAGGCGATGAGCGCTGCGTATAAATATGCTGCCATGCAGGCGTTTTGCATCCCGACCGAAGGCGACAACGACGCGGATGCTCACACGCCAGAAGTTGCGCCGAACAAGCCGCCAGTTGCGATCAACGACACCGAATGGGCGTTGGTGCTGGATAGCCTGCGCGAAGCGGCCATGGGCGGTCTGAACACGCTGCAGGAGCGCTTCAAGAAGATTCCGACAAGCGACACCAAAGCGGCGGTGTGGGCCAAGCACCAGGCCGAGCTAAAAGCGGTGGCGGCAGCGCAGCACATGCCGGAAGTGCCCGCGTTTCCGAAGGTGGCGGCATGAGCGCACACACACCGGGGCCGTGGAAAGATAGGCGCTCAACAAGCGATCCAGAAACGATTTTGATCTTTGCGAGTGGCGCTCGCATCGTTGGCCGCATTTCTGCCGACAAAGGAAGTGAGCTAGTGCCAGAGGGTTTGCGTATCAACGCGGACGAAACAACGGAAAACGCCCGCCTGATCGCCGCCGCGCCCGATCTGCTGGAGGCGCTAAAGCTCGCGTTAGCGGCGCTGGATTGCGAGGTAGACAACGCCCCGATAAGCCCGGTGGTGGCCCGCTCCGCGCAGGCTTGGATGAGGGGCAAGTTCGGAGACGCTGCCCGCGCAGCAATCGCCAAAACGGAGGGCGCATATGAATGACGCCGAGAAGGCCGCCTGGTTGTCGCAACGCTGCGGGAAGCTCACCGCGTCGCGCATGGCCGATGCGATGGATATCACCGCGAAAGGCGCGGACAGCGCCAAACGCAAGGCGCTGAAGGTGGAGCTGCTAGCCGAGCGGCTTACGGGCGATGCCGTGCCGCACTTCGTCAATAGCTTCATGCAGTGGGGGCTGGAGCAGGAGCCGGCAGCGAAGGCGGCTTATGAGCTTGCATCGGGCCAGATGATCCTGCCGTGCGGCTTCTACGACCACCCGCAGAT